GTTCACTAGAACACTGTCGCACAATAATTTTGTGGGGACCCACTGATCGTGGGTCCGCCGGCGAACCGTTAGGTATAGACCTAGGTTAGCCAAGCACAGAATCGGGAACGAAAGAACAGATCCCATAAGTTGCCCATTCCTTTGGAGGACTGGGTCTAGCTGGACTCCATTCACCATAGGATACGAAACCCTATGAGGGGCAAGAACGCCCAGACAGAGGTTATATAACGCGGGATTCTCAAAATAGAGATTCCCAAGCAAAGATTTCATAATTCTAGACGATAAGATAGCACTGAGACCGTCTGTCGCAGCGCTATAGTCAATAGATAGCCAATCTAATTGACCCGAATCATCGTAAGTATTAGTTACCCGTACCAGATCAAGGAGATCTGGTGGATCCAAAGGTCTTCCGATTAAACGGAAGCAATTCATCGACCGCATAGCGGTATGAAGTACCTTCTGGACACGCTTACCTAGGTAATAGGGGAGGGACTCCCCTTTTGAAATTGTCCGAACCTTAAAAGGTTCCAAGACAGCTTCAACTTTTGCCTCGAGCACCGGGACCGAATCCCTGTGCTTACTCACTTCATGGGTGAGGAGATCTTGGAGATCTTCCAACTCACCTAAACGACCATAGATTGGGATTGACGAATCCCTCTCTACCCCAAAAGGACCAACGATTGGTCCCTTTTCCGTATTCCGACCGAGGACAGATTCCTGTTCGCGAATACCTTTCACGCCAAGTGCAGAGCGGATGAACCCGGATTGGCCCCCTTTGGAACGGGAGGCTTCAATCGACGCGGACTCACTAGCCTTATGGATCTCCTTTTCGGGAGAACGAAAGAAGGCTTGGAGTTCCCTCTGCAGGACTTTACGCAATCGGGACATGACTGGTTCGAGGTTCTCCAAGACCTCTTCCAAAAGAGCCATGTCTTCTTCACACCCCTCGTCAAGGGGATCGGGCTTAAGCATTTGGTCCCTGTGCTTCTGGAAGTTCGAAAGAACAACATCCGAAGACACAGGTAAACCGGCACGCTTGGATTGGAGGAACGAGTACCATAAATGGGTATTCTTCCTCGAGAAACAATTCAACCGCTGCCGGGACCATCGCCAGAACCTTCCAGTAAAATGGAAAGGTTCGTCTGCTGCTGGTGGTAGCTCATTCTTTAGATAGAGCGACATTGGCAACAGGGTGATATACTTAGCCCTTTTCAGGAATTTCTCCTCGCTCTGTCCCCCTAAGTAGGTGGTTAGCTGGTCTCTAAGACTAGCAATCACGCTACTTGGACAGTCATGGTGAGTCAGGATAAGACTCAAACCGTGGAGAAGCGCTTGGACCCTTGCAACTTTTTCGTCGACGGGTCCGGCCGACGTCCCGGTAACGTTCCGGGAGGTTCGCCCCTCAAGATTGAGAGAGTTTCCTAAATTTGTAACGGATGCTGTACGCATTCAGGCTGTAATTTATTTCTATATGAAAAAG